GTGAGTGCGATGGTGTGCGGGATCACGGAAATGAAGAGGTCGACATCGAGCACCACGCGCGCGCCCAGCACCACGAAGAACACGGGGTCGACTCGGCCGCATCCTGGCGAACCTGGGGCTCCTGACCGACTCGGACCTTAAGTCGTTCGCCGCGTATTGTGCGGCCTGGGATCAGTTCGTCCGTGCCGAGCTCGCACTCAAGCGATCGGGCGATGTGATCCTGCTCCCCAGTGGCCGTCGTGTCGCCTCTCCCTACATAGCGATCCGGAACCGCGCGGACGACCGGCTCCGCTCCTGGGGGAGTGACTTCGGCCTAACCCCAGCGGCTCGATCGAGGCTCCACATCTCCGCCAGTGGTGATTCCCCAGGCGCTTCGCCGACGTCGGACACTGAACGTATCTCGAAATGGCTGTTCGAGGATCACCCAGGCCAGGAGACGGGATAGTGGGCGACCTGGTTCTGTTCGACTATCCGTCGTCCAAGTGGATCGAGCTCGCTCGGGAACGCCAGGCTCGCGATCTAGTCGACGGCCCGAAACGCGGGCTCCACTGGGTCCCGGCTCGAGGCTGGCGGGTCGTGAAATTCTTCGAACTCTGCCACCACTACAAGGGACCGCTCGCCGGGAAACCGTTCAAGCTCGAGAAATGGCAGATCGACGACGTAATACTCCCGCTGTTTTCCTGGATACGCGACGACGGGACGCGCCGGTTCCGAGAGGCCTGGATTGAGTGGGCGAGAAAATCAGGCAAGAGCGCGTTCGCTGGTGTGATCGGTTTATATCTCACTATCGCCGATATGGAACCAGGAGCCGAGGTCTACACCCTGGCGACCAAAAAAGAACAGGCGAAACTCGTGTGGGACGACGCCGATACGTTCGTCGCCGAGTCGCCGTATCTAAATCAGTTCGTCCAGCGGTTCCGGACGTCGCTATATGTCCCCAGGACCCGTTCGGTTATGCGCTACCTCGGCCGGAATTCGAAAACGACCGACGGCCTCAATGTCCACGGCTATATCGCCGACGAGGTTCACGAGTGGAGGGACCGGGCCCTGTGGGACAAAATGGACACGGCGAAAGGTGCGCGATCCCAGCCGCTCGGAGTGGCAATAACGACAGCAGGCGTATACCGGCCCGAGGCTATCGGCTGGATTCAACACGAGCGAGCTGTCGCCGTCCTGGAGGGCATTCTCGACGACGACGAGCTGTTCGTTTCGATCGCCGCCGCCGAGCCGACGGACGATTTTTCGCTCCCGTCAACATGGGCGAAAGCTAATCCGAACATGGACGTAACTATTTCGTCGGAATACTTAGCGGCGCAATATCAGAAAGCCGTAACCCAGCCCGGTTTTTACAACACGTTCGCCCGGCTCCACCTGAACATCTGGGTCCAGTCGGTCGAACGGATAATCGACCTCGATATCTGGGACCAGGGACCGAAAGTCGCCAAAGAGTCCGACCTGTTAGGCCAGCGAGCATACGGCGGACTTGATATCGCCACGATCTCCGACCTGGCGTCGTTCGAGCTCGTATTTCCAGACCCGGCCGGATCGTCTCACCCTTACGACGTAATCTCGACGTTCTGGTGTCCCGAGGACACGATAGCCGAGCGGACCGAGCGGGATCGGGTCCCGTATTCCGACTGGGTACGCCAGGGCCTAATCCGGGCGACTCCAGGCGGGACGATCGACCAGGATGTGATCGTTCGGGATATTCTCGAGCTCTGCCAGAAATACAACGTCCAGGAGATCGGTTACGACCCGTTCAACGCGAGCGCCCTGGTTAAGAAATTGGCCGACGAGGGCCTAACAATGGTCCAGGTACGCCAGGGATTCCTAACCCTCTCCCCAGCGACGAAACAATTTCTAATAGACTACAAACAGAATCGCATCGCTCACGGTGGACACGCGATTCTCCGCTGGAATGCGGCGAACCTGGCGGTCGAGCGGGACGCCTCGGACAATATCAAGCCAAGCAAAAAAGAAGCGACCGAGAAAATCGACGGCATTGTGGCGCTAATCATCGCGATCGAGCGAATGGTTTCCGCCGAGGCCGCTAATGTCTCGGACGGGGAGTTAACTCTCGTATGATCGACCTCAGACGCCGGATATCAAAAATCACGCCACCAGCTCCGCCGCTCCCGGACCTTTCGGACGCCATGACCTGGGCCGGAGTCGTTCTGGTGGCTATTGGTGTCGGCCTGGTCCACATACCGGCCGGAATCATTACCGCGGGCTTGATCCTGTTATTCTTCGCCTGGGTATTGGATAACTCGACTCCTGGGGGAGCTTAAATGTCGCTAATGAAACGAGCCGCGGAATCCCGAGCGGTTTCCAACCTGGCCAACCCGACGAGCTGGCTCCTGGACGCCCTGGGAGCTGGTGGCGGAGCCGCTTCCGGGATCGCCGTAACCCAGCGAGCGGCCGAGAGCTATACGGCGTTCGGTGCGGCCGTGAATGTGATCGCCCAGGACGTCTCGACGCTCCCGCTCCTGGCGTATTCGAATCTCCAAGGCGGCGGAAAGCAACGGGAGCCCGACTCCTATATGTGGAAGCTACTCCACGACCGCGCTAACCCGGAAATCACGAACCAGCGCCTCTGGTATCTCTCACTCCGGGACACCCTCGTAACCGGGAATATGTTCCTCGAGGTCGTACGCGACGCCGGAGGTCGACCCGTCGAGCTCTGGTATCTCCCGAACACTTCGACCGTGTTCCGCGTGGACGACCAGCGATGGCTCGGCGTCGAGACGCCCAGCGGCCATTCTGTAAAGCTCAAACTCGGCCCAGGTGGCCAGGCGATCCAGGTAATGGGCGACGGCGGGAACACATTCGGCGGACAATCCGTCGTCGGTCAATATCGAGAGTCGATCGGACTCGGCCTGGCGACCGAACGGTTCGGCGCTCGGTTTTTCGGCTCCGGTTCTCGGCCGAGTGGCCATATCGAATACGACGGCACATTCTCAGACCCGGCCGCTCGAGAATCGTTCCGTCGCCAGTGGTCCGAGGCCCAGGCTGGGCTCTCCAACTCTCACCGCGTCGCGATCCTGAATAAAGGAATGAAATTCATCCCGTCGTCAATCCCGCCGGACGACGCCCAGTTCCTCGAGACTCGGAAATTCCAGACGACAGAAATGGCCCGGATATTCCGGCTCCCGCCGCACAAAATCCAGGACCTCGAGAAAGCCACCTACACAAATATCGAGGAACAACAGCTCGACTATGTGACCGAGACGTTACGAGCTCGCCTGGTAGCGCTAGAACAGGTCCTAAATTACGACCTGGTTCCCGCTCCAGACCGTCGCCGTATCTATGTCGAATTCTTGATCGACGGGCTACTCCGAGGCAACACGACCGCCCGATTCGCCGCCTACAACGTGGCGCGTATGGGCGGCTGGATGAACGCCGACGAAATACGAGCTCGGGAGAATATGAATCCACTCCCGGACGGCCAGGGCCAGGTCTACTGGGTCCCGCTGAACATGGCCAACGCCCAGCAACTAACCGAGCTGGACGAATCGACCGACGAGGGCGTTCGAACGATCACTGTCGAGGGCCGTCGGTGGCTGGGCGATCGCCTGGGCCAGCGAGCGCTCCCGGAACCAGGCGCTCGGAAGATCGCCACTCCAGGAGCTCTCCAACGGTCCGTAAAGGGACGCCATCGGCTCCAGCGCCGGTTCGTGGCCACATTCGAGGACGCTATCGGTCGGACTGTAACCAGGGAGACGGATCGCGTCGCCAGTATCGCTAGGAAACAGCTCAACGACGGCGGATCGGTTACTGGATTCCTGGTCGAGATCGGGGATTTTTACCGGAAGCATTCGACATATACGGAGCGAGCAATCGGACCCGTCGTCGAGTCCTACGCCGCGGCCGTGTGGGCCGATGCGGCCGAGGAAGTCGGAAGCGATCCGGAAATGGGCTCCGAGGGAGAGGAATTAGCTCGCGACCTGGCCAGGACGATCGGCGTCCGGGCCGCTGTGAGCTCCGAGGGCCAGCTCCGGAAGATCGTAACCGAGACTCCGGACGACGACGTTATCGACGCCGTGGAAACCAGGCTCTCCCAATGGTCCGAGACGAAAGCTGGCAAAATGTCCAGGCGGGAAACCGTCCAGGCTGGGGCCACGATAGCGAAACAGGCCTGGGTCGCCGCCGGTATAACCGAGCTAGTGTGGCGGACCGTCGGGGATAATTGCCCGATGTGCGACGAGTTGGACGGGGCCGTGGTCGGGATCGAGCGCGAGGCGTTCGTCCAGGCTGGCGAGTCGGTCGAGAATCCGGACGGGACGAACATCACTCCGACCCGGAACGTCCTTACTCCGCCGCTCCATGAGGGATGCGATTGTTCGGTAACGCCAGGGTAAAAAGATCAGATCATAAACGGATCTGAACTAACTAATCTTTTCGAGGTAAAAAAATGCGATCGACACCACAAAAAACAGACCGACGAATGACATTTACGGCGAACCTACGGGCCGAGGCCGAGGGCGAGTCCAGGACTGTTACTGGCCACGCCGCGATCTGGGACACCCTCTCCGAACCGCTCGGCGGATTCCGAGAGAAGATCGAGAAGGGCGCGTTTACCAGGGCGATTAAAGAGGACGACGTTCGAGCCCTCTGGAATCACGACCCGAGCCTAATAATGGCCAGGTCGAAAGCTGGGGAGGGAACTCTAAAGCTCTCCGAGGACTCGACCGGGCTCCGGAGCGAGTGGGAAATGCCCGAGGGTCCCCAGGGCGACTGGTGGCTCGACGCGATCCGCCGTGGCGACGTTAATCAGATGTCTTTTAACTTCATTCCGAAAGTGGTCGAGTGGGAACACATCGACGGCGAGGATTCGATCGCTACGGTCCGAGAGGCCGAGCTGTTCGACGTCTCCCCGGTGACATATCCCGCCTACCTGGAGACGGATATCCAGGCCCGGAATCTAAAGCGCTCACTCCGGGACGACGGGGGAGCCGCTGTCGCTGATCCGGAAGTCGAAACCGACGAGGACCAGGACGACGACGAGCTAACCGACGACGAGCTCGCCGCCGCCGAGGTCGAGGCCCAGGAAGCGGCCGACCAGGACCTGGCGACCGAGCTGGAGATCGAACTCGAGGAAGCTCTCGCCGAGGTCGATCGAATCACGGCGGAAATCGAGGCCGACGCCGATCCGGATAACGAGATCGAGCTCGACGAGGACGACGAGGAAGTGGACGACCAGGCCGCGGATTAGGTAATCTGTACGGGACCTGATCGGAGCCGCCGACGCCCAGCTGGGCCGACGCCAACCGACGAACGTAGTCAAGCGATCCAGTAGGGCGCGGGAACTGCGAGGCCAGTTATTACTAATTGGCGTCGTGGAGCTCGCGCCCTTTCGCGTGGACCTCTCCGGCGCATTTACGGAGAATTATTCGATGCGAAAATCGACTATGAGATGGCTCCACCAGGTATTCCTACTTATGGCCCTGGCCATGTTTGCGGCTATCCCTACCGAGGGCGGAGCCGCTGGAACCGTTACCGAAAAGAAGATGAACCGAGAGGAACGTCGAGCGGAGATCGCCAAGCTCCAGCGCGCGGGCCACGTCCCAGGCGCACAGACCACACTCTCGATCGCTGAACAGCGTCTCCACGCTGTAACCGAGGCCCGATCGCTGGGTACTCGAGACGATAAAACCGGGGTTACTACATTTACCGACGAGGAACGCCGCCAGGCGCGCCTATGGCTCGGAGAGTCCCAGGACCTACGATCGGAAGCTAGCGACTCACGTCTAACCGACAAGATCAATCGAGAGATGGAATATCTCGAGGATCGCGACGATCGACTGTCGTCCGGCGAGACAATCGACGGCCGAGGCGAGCGAATTAGCCGAGACGTCCAGATGACATTCGGCCAGTTTGCGAAACCAGCCGATCCGGATTACGAGAAAGCGTTCCGATACGCATTACTCGCCGGAGCTTCCCGAGCTATGGTCCACGCCGAACACGGTCCGCATATCCAGCGAGCGCTCGATAACACGACCGATATCGGCGGCGGCTACCTGGTAGCTCCGCAACAGTTCACGGCCTCACTACTTAAGCTCGTGGACGACGCGGTGTTCGTTCGACAACATGCGACCGTTACTCGTCTCAATTCCGGCGATTCGATCGGCCGTCCGTCTATGGACTCCCGGTTCTCGAATCCAGCCTGGACGGCGGAGATCGAAGCGGCTCCGGCCGACACGACTACGCCATTCGGTAAACGCGAGCTCGAGCCTCACCCACTTTCGAAGCTGGTCAAGGTGTCGAATAAGCTACTCCGCTCGGCCGCTCTCCCGATCGACCAGATCGTTCGAAACGAGCTGAAATATGTTGTCGGGATCACGGAAGAAAACGCATTTATGAACGGCTCCGGAGTGGAACAGCCGCTCGGAATGTTCGTGGCGTCGCCCGATGGAATCTCGACCGCTCGAGATATGATTACCGGCAACACCACCACGGCTCCGACGTTTATCGGACTCAAGCGCGCCAAGTACTCCGTTAAGGTCCAGTACTGGCCTCGGTCCCGGTGGATTTTCCATCGAACCGTCGCCCTGTTGCTGGCTCTCGAACAGGACGATAACGGGAAATTTATCTGGGAGGAAAACGTAAAGGAAACCGAGCAGCCTCGACTCCTGGCGAATCCTGTGGATATGTCCGAGTACGCGCCGGACACGATAGCCGTCTCGGCCTACGTCGGAATCTTTGGAGATATCTCGAACTACTGGATCGCTGATTCTCTCCAGGTGCAAATCCAGGTACTCCAGGAGCTCTACGCCCTGACGAACCAGGTCGGCTACATTGTGAGAAAAGAAACGGACGGAATGCCAGTCCTCGAGGAAGCATTCGCCCGCGTACAGTTAGCCGCTTCTTAATCGACGGCTAGTGCGAGAAACCGCGCGACGGGAGTCCAGGAATTGACCTGGGCTCGCCGTCGCTAAATAGAATCGAGTTCGGGTGTGAACCTAAACGAAAACATGCTAATAACCCAGGCGATTACTCACCTGGCAGGAGCGGCCGACACGGCCGATATCGAGGGCGCGATCTGGGACGCCCAGAATTACAAGGACGTTCTCGTTCTATGTAACTTCGGCGTTATCACTGTTACCGGAGTCCAGGGAGTTCTACTCCAGGACGGCGACGCGTCCAACCTTTCGGACGCGGCCACGATCGCCGGAACGTCTGTCACTGTGGCGGACGACGACGACGAAAAGACGGTAGCGATTACCGTCCACAAGCTCCGCAAGCGCTACGGGCGAATCCACGTCGACCGCGCCACGGCGGACGCGGTGGTCGGTGGTGCTATGTACGTCCAGACGAACGGCCGGAAAGGTCCCGAGGCATCACCAGCCGGAACGGGAATGCTCTCCCTAACTAGGGTCGTCGGATCGTAAGGTCCAGCGAGTAAGTAAATCGAATCGGTCGCCTGGGGGTGTTTCTCCTGGGCGACCGATTTCGCGTAAGCTATGCGACGGCGAACTATTCACCACCAACACCCTCGAGGGGGGATTTATGACGAGAGTACGATTTATTCGAACCTACGCTGGACCGGCCGGAACATGGGTCGGCGGGACCGAGGCCGACATTCCCGACGACCTGGCGACAGCACTCCTGGAGGGCGGGACTGTCGTCGACGTCGCGGCTCCAGTAGATATCGACAATCTCCAGATGCCCGACACTCCGTTCGATCGGAAAATGGCGTTCCTGGAAACGATCCAGGATCGCGACGAACTGAAAGGAATCCTCGACGCCGCCAGTGTTGAATACAACACCCGCGCCGTTATCGGGACGCTCCGGAAATTGATCCTCGCGAGCCCGACCGCTATGGCTCTAATCGAGGACCCTCTCGATCCGACCGAGCTCGAGGATTTAGAGAACGAACAACTAATAGCGAAAGCGGCCCTATCCGGGATCGACATATCCGGACTGATCGGCGACGAGGGCCTGGACCGGGAGGTTCTGATAAGTGAAATCCGAGCGAAAGCAGACGGAACCAGTACCTCGGAAACCGGCGCGGAATCCGGCTCCGAGGGGTCCGAGGGTTCCGAATCCGGCACGGACCAAACGCCTCGAGACCGCGATTAAGCGAGCTCGAAGTATTCCGACGGAATGAAATAGGCCCAGGGCTCCGGCCCTGGGCCGTGTAATAATGGCGAGAGGTCGACAGATTTACCGCCTACTCTGCGAGGTTTGATTATGGCCATAGATAGCGCTTACGCGACCGCCGCCAACTATCGGAAAGCGATTAAGAAGTCCGACCCAGGCGACGATCCTCGAATTTTGATCGACCTGGGAATCGTCTCCCGCTTCCTGGATGTGAGACTCCGCCGCCTGGCGGGATTTGCCCAGGACACGTCCGCCGTCGCTCGGATATTTGAGGTCGGAGCTCGTGGCCACGTCGGCCCAGGTGGCCAGCGAATCCTCGACGTCGACGATCTGGTTTCGATAACCTCGATCAAGGTCGACCAGTCGATCGTCGGGAATTTCACGGACTCGAGCGTAGTAACCGCCGCCTCGACTGATTACGAACTACTCCCCAGGAACGCTACCCTCGGACCGACGTCGAAACCCTACGACGCGATCCGCTGGACACCCTGGGGCGATATCGGTCCGCTCCAACAGGGAGCCCGAGTCGAGATAACGGCGAAATATGGCTGGCCGTCCGTCCCAGGGCCGATCGAGAGAGCTTGTATCGAGCTAACTGGCATTCTCCGCCTCGAGACTCCCAGGGCGACCGTTACGGTCCCGGAAGATATGAACGGCGTCGTCCAACAGTCACCCGTCGCCCAGCAGATAATCTGGAACCTCGCGACCTCATTCGAAAAGCCGGTTTACTAAATGATCTCGGTAACTGTGAAAGCCTCGAAAGGCCTCAAATTCTTAACCACACCCTGGCGAGACTTGATCGCCGAGCCCCAGCGCGAGCTCCTAACGACAGCCATCGGATACGCCCTAACGAACGTCCAGAAGTTAGCCGGGCCGCGCCATCGGTCGGCGTTCAAGTCCGACGTACTGGCCACAACAGCCGCCGTCCGATCGAACTTAGGTCCAGCTCTATCGAACGTCCTCGAGGTCGGTCGAACTCCTGGAGCAACAGGTCCGCCGCCCGAGGCTGTTATGCGCTACGCATTCGATCCCCAGGACACGTTCGCTATCTCTCGAGCGATCTCCGAACGTGGATCGAAAGGTCGGTTTTTCCGGAAACGGACGATCGAGGGCCTGGAGCGCTCGATCCCAGGATGGCTTAAGAAAATGGGACATAAAATCGAAGTCGAATTCGATAGGAAATAATCCAGGATGCCAGCGAAAACGATTCGAGCCGTACTCGATCACCTAATCACAATCCAGAAAGCGCTAACGATCGACGAGCCCCAGGAGGTCGAGGTCGTGGCGGCGTATAAATTCGTCCCGGAAGCAATCCAGGCGGACGCCGATAATTCCTGGTTTCAAAACGAGGTAACACTCGCTCCGATCGAACGCGGTGTGAACCTGTTAATCCAGACCTGGACGATTCACACCCAGTATTTATTCCGGGACGCCGATCGAGCGATCGCCCTCGACGTCGCTGGGGCTATGCTCGACGAATACATGGACGCCCTGAATACCGATATCGACCTGGGCGGAACTGTTACTCGGCACGATTTCCAGGGCGGGAGTCCGACCCTGGCGACGATCCGAGTCGGGAATATCCCATTCCAGGGATTCGACGTTATTCAAATCGTAGAACTGAAGGAAGGAACGATATTCGCATGAGCGATTCATTTACCTACCAGGGCGACGGGGTGTTCCTACCAGGAGTCCCGGCCCAGGACCTCGACGCCAAGGCATTCGCCGCGCTGTCGGAGTCGAACCAGGAAGCGGTCCGGGAGTCGGACCTATATAAAACCGTCGAGGCGACAGCGCCGAAGCGAAAACGAGCGGGAGCTTAAGTTATGACCAACGCAATTAAGGCGGCGACCCAGCTCGCCGTCGGAGTGGAGTCCACCAGGGGGACCGCAGTAGCGGCAGCTCGTCGGATTGTGACTAAGGACGCCTCGATAGCTTACGAGGACGTCTCCGAGGCCCACGCGGACCAGATGGCCGGGCTCCTCTCCAGGACGGCGATCGCTCCGACGAATACTCGGAACGGTTCCGTAATCTCGATAACGAACGACCTGGATTTCCAGCAGATTCTCCTATTCCTAATGTCTGGAATTAAGGGTGGAATATCTGGCGTCGGTGGCGCGGCCGATAAGACCTGGACGTTCGATCCAGCTCCAACAGCCGACCCGATCCCGGATACGTTTACGGTCGAATATGCGGAGTCCGATTTCGCGGCGAGTCCTAATCGGATAATGCGGGAAATGGCGTACTGTTTCACGACTGCGCTTAATATCCAGGGCGGGATCGACGCTCTCCCTCAGATCGTCGCCGAAATGGTCGGGCGAAAGCCGTCCAGTACCACGCTAACGTCCCTCGGGCTCCCGTCTAACGAGTACATCGGGAATCTACGCTGGGCGCTCTACATGGACGACTCCTGGGCCAACCTGGGGAACACACAGATAACCGGCCAGGTCTACGGTTTCGACTGGGGACTCCAGACTGGTCTAACGGCCGAGTATTTCCTGGACAACCGATCCGCGCTGGATTTCTCCGCCTACAAGTACGATAAACGCATGGTCGACCTAGCTGTGGAGATAGCAGTCGACCCAGCGACCGGCGGCCTGGCGTTAGACGAGGCGACCGATAAAACCAGCCGCTCGAAACGGTTCGTCCGGCTCGAAATAACTGGAGCTGTCGTCGGTGGCGGTGTCTACACGGTCCGCCTGGACGGCTGTTACTACCACGCCGACGACTCTCTCCAGGATCGCGGCGGAGATAGGGACGGGAACCAGATCGTAAATCTCCACCTGGAGAGCGCGTACGATTCAGTATCGGCCAAGGATATCGAGGTCGTCGTAATAAACGACCTGGCGAGCTTCGGCTAATCATTCCGACGGAATGAATTCACCACAAAACAGCAGGGGACGAAATGGCAGTAATCACCACCAAAACAGAATCGACACCACTCAAGCATCCACGAGAGGAAGGGGTCGAATTCTGGGTTAAGCCGATAACGAACGCGGTTCTCTTGAAAGCCAAGGACCTCGGGGATGGCTCCACGTCGGAGTCGATGAATTACATCCTCGTCGAAGCGCTCGAGAAATGGTCGTATGAGGATGAATTAAACGCCGAGAACATAGGGAACCTGGACGCCTATACGTCGAACTTCCTATTCGTCTCGATCGTTCGAGATAACGCATACGATCCGGACGAAGTAAAAAACTCCGGGGCCAGCTCCGACGGTTCTACGACAGTCGGACCCGAGGACGCTGGCCAGAAGAATTAGGGAACACGATCCCGCTGATGAAATGGCTCCGGATCGGGTACTGGGAGCTCGAGGCCTTACCGGCGAAACTTCGCCAACAGGCCGAGATCGCTATGTCGGCCGAGAGTGAGGTCCGGGCCGAGGAAGCGGCCAGGGCGAAAGTAGCAGCGATAGCCGCTGGGAGTAAGGGATAAATAGATCGGAAGAGCGTCGTGTAGGGAAAGAGTGTAGATCTCGGTGGTCGCCGTATCATT